CCCGCATCCTGAATACGTCGCATACGATAGTATTTGAATATGTATTCATCGTTCTTATCAGGCACAGGCCACACGTTTATCTTAGGGTTATCTCTAAGACGTTCTATGTAAACCTGTATCGGTCTACCTTCTGTTAGTTTGTTAGGTATGGAAGCGTATGTGCTGACGCTTATACGACTGATGGTCAGATCAGACTGTGCATATTCGTCACCGGAATCTGTGCGTATGACTTGTTCTAACAAATCAATAGTATCAGCAGGTAGATCGTATTGACTGGTGCCTTTGACTAACGTGACGGTGCCTTCATCAACCGTCCATAAATTTATACCCCGGTTCTGCCACTCAATAGTCATTAAGTTCATAGAACGTCTAGCAGTGCGAATATCGTACCCAGAACGCATTTCACGACCTGCACGCTCCCACGCTTCTTCAGCGATCTCCGTGAAGTCCATATCAAATGCGGTTGTTCCAGATGTCGTCATGGTCTGCTACCCTGTACGTATAGCGTTTTCTTCCTACGCTTATTCATCACCGCGCCACAACCTTTGTGATTTGCGCGAATGGGGCCACCAGCTTTTGCTGTTTTAACCTTAGCTTTCGGTGTATTAGCTACTACTTGTTGCCCTCTAGCGCCAGCTTTTTTCTTTTTACGCGCTGTGGTGGCGCGTTCAGCCTGACTTAGCGACTGTGCTTTGGCTTTGGGTAAACAGCGATCAGGGTTCTTTTTATTCTTCGACGTACCACATGGCCCTTTAATTTTGCCATCGGTGCCAATACGAACCCATTGTTGTTCTCGCCATTGTTTGAGCTGTCCCATTACTTCACCTTTCGCGCTCTGCGTATGGCCTCTTTACCACGTTTAGCAATGCCTGCCTGCGTATGTTTACCTGCTGCTTTGGCTCTTTGTTCTAACACCGTAAGTATCTGTATCTTTCTAGCAAAAGGTTTGTTTATCTTTTTAACCTTAGCCACCGTATCACGAGCATCTTGAGCGGTCGCATACTTTATAGATACCGTATCTCTAGGGTTCTCATCCGTATACAGCCTGCGCCCACTACCCTTTGGTTTTTTGCCTGTACCTACCTTCGGATCTTTAGCCATTACTTCTTCTTTTTCTTGCTGCCCTTTGCGTAATTAGGATCTTTGCAATACTTAGAAGCTGCCATGTTTGCATACGCAGATGGGTAGGTATCAAACGTGCGTTTGGCCCACGCTTTACCAGCCGGACAGATCTTGCCGCCCGACTTTACCTTGCCGCCTTTTTTATAGTAATGCCTCATCGCATCTTCGCTGGACGTACACCCTTACGAGCGATACCGGCACCGCGCACCTTCTGCTTGGTTGCTCGTTTTTTACCGCCTACAGCACCGCCTTTGGCCTTCATCTTGCCGCCAGCTTTGTAACCTTTCGACTTAACCTTACCGCCGCCCATCATTTTGCCTTTACCGTCTATGGCAAACTCAGGAACCATCTTGCCGGTCTTAGGATCTTTAGCCATTGGCATCTTGCCACCAGCTTTCATCCCTTTGGCTTTCATCTTACCGCCAGCCATATAACCTTTAGTTTTCATCTTGCCACCAGCTTTGTAGCCTTTGGCTTTCATCTTACCGCCAGCTTTCATACCCTTAGCCTTCATCTTCGATTTCATCATGCCGCCTCTCATTGCTTTTTTAGGTGGACGTTTACCTTCACGATCCATGAAGTTTAGGTATTGACGTAAAGTCATACCTGAATCTCTTAACTGCTCTTTAGTTACGTTGGCTAAAGTTTTACCTTCTTTAGTTATCGTGTTTCTACGCAGAGCTTTTTCTGGCCCATAGTCTTCACCAAAACGAAATCTAGGGTCTTTTTTAGTTTTAGCTTTAGGTGCAGCTACCTTAGATGTTGTAGGGGCTTTTTGTGGCTTTGCGGGGCGCTTTGCTTTTGGGTCAGCCGCCGCTTGCCTACCCATTGCTTTGGCCTTAGCGACAGCGGTAGTGGCTTTACTAGGAGTTTTAACCATAGCCATATTAGCTTCACGCTCACGCTTCAGCCTATTCTGTCGTAACTGTTCTTTATTTTCAGCGCCACCCACAGCCGTCTTACTAGGTTCACGACGTCTACGTGCCGCAGCGCCTCTTTTAAGCCTACGTCTAGTGCCCGGAGGCGTATTATCTATCTTAATCATGGCTTACTCCTTGTCTGCGTACAGATTATCGAACACTTGGTTCACGTCGAGCGTATAGTCCAGATCGGACTTGCTGTAGTGAATGTGTTGAGAAGGACGAAAATCTGGTGCACCTTCTCCCGTTTCAAACCAAGCGGGATGTGTCACCCGCACCCTATTATTTGGTAGAGCTACAATATTACCCGTCCAATCACCGGCATCTAGTAACTCCATCACATGACTCTGCTTATGTTGTGCAGGGTCATCAGCAATCTCATTGTTCGTATAGTCCACCGTGAACATATACTTTGCGGGATACATCTCCCCATCTATCTTTGCCAACCAAGGGCATGGTGTAGCTCTATCAAGTACATACACTGCATGATCCCTCGAACTGCAATCCCAAGGCTGTGCTGCCCACACAGGCATGGGTTCGGGCCACTCCTCTAAAGGGGTGTCTCCTACCAACGCTGTAATCGGCATCCTTGCCCACATTGCACCTCCATGCACATTGGGTTCATCTTCTTCGTCGTATGTTTCAGCTCCAGTGAAAATTACCTGAAAACTCAAACACCTAGTTGGCATCGTCGTTACTGCAATCGCCATAGCGTGAATAAACTCGCCATGATACTTCTCGTGGTTATGGGTATATTCTTTCCTTACCCAGCATTTGAAATACGGTACGTTGCTCTGCAAGTACGCCAACTAACACCTCCATCTTCTCCTTGCCTGTCTCAACCTAGAATTAGGATCTTTAGCGGCTTTCGGAAACTTTTTCATTTGCCCAGCAGAACGCGCACAGAACGACTTTCTACGTGCTGCACGCTTTCCTGTTGGTTTCTTTTCAGTTACTGCGGTTTGTAGCTTACTACCGGGGTTTTTGCGTCTATACGCCTTTACCCCTGCCTCAGTCATCCCTGCCCCTTTTTCTGTGGGACGAAAGTTTTTCTTGTTGCGGGGTGGCATACCCCCCTTACTAAAAGAGGGGCAAGGTGGTTTCTTCTTGTAGTAGCTACGCAAAGCTATCAGCCAAACTTTTTACGCAGATACAATATGACAGTGTAGGTGTCGCCACTGCTGGCTCCGACAGTGGTGAACTTTACGTCCCCCGTCTTGCCAGTTCCTGCGTTGTTGGTCAGCCCACCAAATATAGAATAGTCGTGATTACCACTCTGGTTCTCACCTAATTCTATTGCCATAACATCTGTATCTGCATCGAACAGAATACGCACTTTCATGCCAATACACTGCCACCATATACGCTCTATATTAACGTCGGTGCAGGATTGTCCGGTGCGTGAATCTGCTTCCAATGCACTCACATCTACTTTAGTCACGGCAGTTTCACCAGTGCCATCAGAGATGTTTGTTAGTTTGATAGCTACAAAAGAAGGCCCATCAACTATTATTTGAGAAGCTACTGCATCAGCCATGACTGCCTCCTATTACTGGTCAGCAAACTGAGGAGCAGTAGTGCTAGTTACATTCCCAAAAATCTGATAGTTGGTTGTATTCAGGCCGATGATCGTTACTTCAAAACCCGCAGGCACGTTCAACTGTATGCTGCTGTTAGAGTCGCCATCAGAAAATACGGAACTTACTTCGTTTCCGTCCGTATCTAGGAAGGTAACACCACCAATATAAAAATTAGTGTTGCCGGGAGTAACAATAAGCGCATCCGTAGCAT